CCCCCCTATTCAAATTTGTACGAGGTTTTGACCTATAACGCTTCCGGGTTTTTCTGTAGAAAAAGACCCTAGGAATCCTATGCCCCCATAATTATTCTAAAATAATCAATCATCTTCCAGTTCAAAGCCGGAATGAGAGATTATGGTTTTGGATAGAGCGCTCTTTATGCCCTCTGAAATGAGTGCGTTTTTGGCATTTTCACTCAAATCCAAGGTTATCCTTGCCCCGCCATCCTCAAATTCAGTGATTTCTATAACCTCAATACTGAGATGATTCTCTTTTTTCATGATTTGTCCCCTAGTACAAATGTACTATGTATTAGTTTATGTATTATAAGATACATATATGTACTATATAGTACATAGTACAATTGTACATGTAAATCACTCTCTGGTTAAAGTCCACATCATAATATATAATGCTTTTTGAGGCGCTAAGTCTCCCGGCGCCTCCGGTGGGGTCGAGCTGCCTCCCTAGCTCCCCCACCGTCATTATCTTAGGGAGAGGGAGAATATCTTGGCTAGTAACATTATTGAGTTTCCTCGTGGTTCTGGGCTTGATGACGACACGGAACTAGATCCAAATGAGATGCTTGGCATCCTGAAGGAAGAAGTTTCCATGACTGAGGCAATCGTTGTCGGATGGACCGAAGAGGGAAACCTGTTCATGGCCACATCGCATGGAAAGGCGCCCGATATGGTATTTTTGCTTGAGTTGGCAAAGTCTGTTCTAATGAACCGCTGTGTCGGCGAGGATTGATGTTTAAGGCGGCCATACTAGCATGTATGGCCTTGGATATTTCTTCTTGTTATGTTTTTTTCGACAGTAGAGGCCCATATGAGACACAACAGTTGTGCCATGATCGCATTGCTGAGATGTCAGCCGACCTCATGGGTAATGGATTTGTTCCTCAGGACTACAAATGCCAAGAAGTAAAAGGGGAGATAACTTTAAATGAGCCAGATATCGGCCATAAACGCAAGGATCTCGAATTTACCGGCTGATAAAAAGCAGGAAATCCTTGATCTTTTAAATGAGCTGGAAGAAGCCAAGAGCAAAGAAAAGTCCAGAACGGACTTCTTAACTTTTGTGAACAAAATGTGGCCATCTTTTATTGCTGGTCGGCACCATGCAATTATGGCTGATGCCTTCGAGCGCGTGGCAAATGGCGAACTAAAGCGCCTGATCGTGAACATGCCACCACGACACACCAAGTCTGAGTTTGCGTCATACCTCTTCCCAGCATGGTTTCTTGGCAGATACCCCGAAAAGAAAATCATTCAGACCGCTCACACTGCCGAACTGGCCGTGGGGTTTGGCCGTAAGGTCAGGAACCTGATCAATCAGGATGATTTCCAGCAAGTATTCCCCGGCATATCCCTATCTTCTGACTCAAAGGCCGCCGGACGCTGGAACACAAACAAGCGAGGTGACTATTTTGCTATTGGTGTTGGTGGTGCAGTTACTGGTAAGGGCGCTGATGTCCTCATTATCGATGACCCGCACTCGGAGCAGGAGGCGGCACTGGGGGCTTACAACCCAGAGGTCTACGACAAGGTCTATGAATGGTACACATCAGGACCGCGACAGCGTTTACAACCGGGCGGAGCGATCATTGTAGTGATGACAAGATGGTCAGTCAGGGATCTAACCGGCCAGATCATGAAGTCAGCCACTCAAAGAGCGGGCGCGGATGAGTGGGAAGTGATTGAGTTCCCGGCAATCATGCCTTCAGGTGACCCATTATGGCCTGAGTTCTGGCCAATAGAACAACTTGAGGCACTAAAAGCCGAACTCCCCATCTCCAAATGGTCTGCACAGTATCAGCAAGACCCAACTTCGGAAGAAGGCGCGCTAATTAAGCGAGAATGGTGGCAAGAATGGGAAAAAGATAGCCCGCCACCGTGCGAAGCTATTATTCAGAGCTGGGATACTGCGTTTCTGAAAACGCAGCGAGCGGACTATTCAGCCTGTACGACATGGGGAATCTTCAATTACCCAAATGAACAGGGCGAAACCGTGCCTAACCTAATATTATTAGACGCATATAAAGAAAAACTGGAGTTTCCTGAGCTAAAACGCGCCGCATATGAGAAATATTGGGAATATGAGCCGGATCAGATGATTGTTGAGGCGAAAGCAGCCGGTTCTCCCCTTATTTTTGAGTTGCGGGCGATGGGAATACCGGTTACGGAGTTTACACCGTCCCGTGGACAGGATAAGATAGCTAGAGCTAACGCAGTAAGTGATCTTTTTGCGTCAGGTGTCATATGGGCGCCCCCAACAAGGTGGGCTGAAGAGGTGATTGAGGAGTGCGCCGCATTTCCTGCTGGGGAGCATGACGACTTGGTTGACTCCACGACACAGGCTTTATTGAGATTCCGTCAAGGGGGATGGATTAGGAGTTCGATGGATGAATGGGATGACGAGCCAAAATACAGAAGGCCAGTTGAATACTACTAAAACAAGAGTTTTAAGATACGTTTTGCACAAAGACGTTAAAAAATATGAGTCTATGGGCTGGACGGTTACCGGTGATCTGTCCCACTCCCATCATGGGCAATATTCTGTTATCATGCAAGCACCGAACAAAAAATAGGATTTATACATTATGGCTGTAGAAAAACAGATGTTTCCCGCCGATGTGGACATGGAAGGCACGGAAGAAGTAGAAATTCAGGTAATGAACCCTGATGCAGTTTCCATAGAGTCTGACGGCGAAGAGGTAATCATCGACTTTACCGGTGAGTTTACCGAGGATATTATCGGCCCAGACCATGATGCTAACCTAGCTGAATATATTGAAGATGCTGATCTTCAGGTTCTGGCGTCAGAACTTGTTGAAGATTTTGTGGCTGACCGGCAATCCCGCAAGGATTGGGCAAGATCATATGTAAAAGGCCTAGATCTTCTTGGCATGAAGATTGAAGAGCGCACCCAGCCGTGGGCAGGCGCAGCGGGTGTGTTCCACCCAGTCCTAACAGAAGCTGTTGTTCGGTTCCAAGCTCAGGCGATGAGTGAGCTTTTTCCCGCTTCCGGGCCAGTTCGTACAAAAATTATTGGCAAAAAAGACGAAGAAAAGCTTGATCAGGCAAAGCGCGTAGAAGATGAGATGAATTATCTTCTCACTGAGGAGATGAGTGAATACCGCGATGAAACTGAGCAGATGCTGTTCCGCCTTCCATTGGCTGGTTCGGCATTTAAGAAGGTTTATTATGATCCTATCATGGAGCGCCCATGCGCGATGTTCGTGCCTGCGGAAGACTTCGTTGTGTCATATGGCGCTGCTGACCTAGCTACCGCGCCTCGCTACACCCATGTGATGAAGAAAACCCCTAATGAGATTGCTGAGCTTCAGTTTAACGGGTTTTACCTTGATATTGATCTTCCGGCGCCTGAAGCTGATTATTCTGATATTCAAGAAAAATACGATGAGATTGATGGTGAGACCGCCGTTCTTGAAGATGACGACAGACACACCATTCTTGAGGTTCACGCCGACCTCTTGATGCCTGAGCCATTTGAAGACCCAGATGGTCTGGCTCGACCCTATGTTGTAACAATCGATAAGTCCAGTTTGACAATTTTGTCTATTAGGAGGAACTGGTATGAGGAAGATATTAAAAAGCGCAAGAGAGCGCACTTTGTTCACTATAGATACCTACCGGGACTTGGGTTTTATGGAACGGGCCTTATTCATCTTATTGGTGGTCTTGCTAAAAGCGCCACCAGTATTCTTAGACAGCTTATTGACGCGGGTACGCTCTCTAACCTACCCGCTGGTCTCAAAGCTCGCGGTCTTCGTATTAAAGGCGACGATTCGCCTCTCATGCCGGGTGAGTTCCGCGACGTGGACGTGCCGGGTGGTGCAATTCGGGATTCAATTGCATTCCTTCCTTACAAGGAGCCATCATCGGTACTCTATCAGTTGCTCGGAAACATCGTGGAAGAGGGGAGACGGATTGGTTCCGTTGCTGATGTACAAGTCGGAAATCTTAACCCGCAGGCGCCGGTAGGAACCACATTAGCTCTTATGGAGCGTAGCATGAAGGTGATGTCTGGTGTTCAGGCCCGCCTACACGCAGCGCTTAAAAACGAGCTACGCATTTTGGCAAAAATCGTAAAAGATTACATGCCAGCCCAATATATCTACGAAACCGAAGGTGACTTCAACCGCCAGAAAGATTTTGATGGGCGCGTTGATGTTATTCCTGTTTCTGATCCAAACGCATCCACAATGGCGCAGCGCGTTGTTCAATATCAGGCGGCTATGCAATTGGCTCAGCAGGCACCAAATCTCTACAATATGGGCAAGCTGCATCGCCAGATGCTTGAGGTTCTTGGCATTAAGGATGCCGAAGAGATTATCAAGCTTCCAGACGATATTAAGCCAGCAGACCCAGTCACAGAAAATATGGCCATCCTGAAACAGGAGCCTGTGAAGGCGTTCAAGTATCAGGATCATGAGGCGCATATTGCGGTACATATGGCCGCTATGCAGGATCCAAAGCTTCAGGAAATTGTTGGTCAAAGCCCATTTGCTGGGGCCATACAGGCATCAATGGCAGCCCACATCACAGAGCATGTGGCGTTCCAGTATCGCAAGGAAATCGAAAAGAACCTTGGCGTGTCTATGCCGGATGAAGATAAGCCGTTGCCAGAAGACGTTGAGATTGAGATATCTCGCCTGTCTGCTCAGGCAGCCGAAAAGCTTCTTCGCAAGGATCAGGCAGAGGTGGCGCAAGAGCAGGCCATGAAGCAGCAGCAGGATCCACTTACGCAGATTCAGCAGCGCGAGCTTGCCCTTAAAGAGGCAGAGTTCGAGCATAAGAAACAACTTGATATTGCAAAATTACAGGCAGATATGCAGGTAAAAGAAGCAAATATTGAGCTTCAGGAAGATCGCCTGAAGTCAGAAGAGAGACGCGAGGGCGCCCGCCTTGGCGTTAAAGTAGCAACTGAAACCGACAAAGCCCGCAGAGAAGATATGAAGGCGGGGATTGAGCTTGGTCGGGATATGGCAAGGGAGATGACCAATGATGGAAGTGATCAGGGATAAAATTAGGGGCTATATGAATGATATCGCTGACCATATGGCCGGTGGCGGATGCCAAAACCATGAAGAGTATGTTCGGCTGGTCGGCAAAGTCGAGGCGCTCGCCCTCATTGAGAGAGAGATTCTCGATTTGGAGCAAAGATACGAAAAAGACTAACACTTCCGCGAAGGAAGATTATGCGTTATATTGTGAATGTGGAGACTTTCGGGGCAAAAGCCCTGCGAGGTACTGTGAACCTGAATCACTGCAAAAGGAACAGAAATGTATTCTGCTGAAAAAACAGTTGAAGAGTCAACTGCTAGGAAAATACCAGAACCATCTGGCTACAAACTCTTGATTAAGCCACTTGAGGTTAAAGAAAAAACAGAATCTGGAATCTACATGCCCGATTCACTGAAGAATGCAGAGCAAACTGCATCAGTGATTGGATTTGTAGTGAAGGTTGGGCGCGATGCATATAAGGATCCTGAAAAGTTTCCTAACGGCCCTTACTGTAAAGAAGGTGATTTCGTGATTTTTCGGTCTTATTCCGGCACAAGGTTTAAGGTTGATAAACAGGAGTTCCGTCTTATCAATGACGACACCGTTGAGGCTGTTGTCGATGACCCAAGGGGATACACAAGAGCATGAATAATACAGCTGAAAAAATTGAAGAAGATCTAACTGAGGTGGACTTGGATAATACTGAGTTTGAGGTAGACATCATTGATGATACCCCAGACGAGGACAAGAACAAGCCTCGCCGCGCAGATGATGCGGAAGCGCAGATACCGGAAGACGATGAGATTGCAAACTATAGCGAGAATGTGCAAAAGCGCATTAAGCAGCTAAAGTTTGAGTATCATGAGGAGCGCCGCCGCAAGGAAGAGGCCGCAAGGCTGCAAGATGAGGCAGTTGATTACGCCCGTAAGGTATACGAGGAAAATCAAAGGCTACGCAAAACCCTGCAAGAGGGTGAGGGCGTTCTTGTTCAGCAGGCCAAGAGCCGCGTTGAGGCAGAGCTTGACCGTGCAAAGGCAGCTTATAAAGAAGCCTATGAGACCGGCGATCCTGATAAGCTTATTGAGGCACAGGAAAAGCTTACAACACTTCAGAATGAAAAGTTTAGAGTTGAGTCATACAAGCCAAAGCCTGAGCCAGAGCAGCAAGCTCCAGTTCAGCTTGAGCCAAGAAAAAAGGTTCCAGAGCCTGATGCGCATGCAAAAGAGTGGGCATCAAGGAATGCGTGGTTTGGT